CGCTAATCACTGTTATATCAGAAGTCACTTTTTAGGCTTTTGAGTTTTGCGCTTTTTAGGTGCTGGCTTCTTAGCTGCTGGTTTCTTCTTTACTTCTTCAGATGAATAAGAGCTGCGTTTATCTGTTTTCTTGCCTGGGGTTTGTCCGCTCATGTTATCGCCTTAATTGTTAAAAATATAAATAGGTTATAGTCTAATCTTAATACCACAATTGTACAACGCCAGCACCACCAGCACCACCAGTTGCTATAGAATTTCCTTTCCCACCACCACCACCACCAGCCCCAAAGTTTGGTGATGCAAATCCATTTTGAGCAGTACCAGCATCGTTACCATCACCGCCGTTACCTCCAACCCCAAAGTAAGAGGATGAGCCGCCACCGCCACCATCATCAGCCCCATCATCTAATCCGCCTTGTGACACTGCCATTGGGATGGCTACACCGCCCACTGTTGGGGCAAGCCCATTTGCTGTAGTACCGGCCCCTAAATTACCCCTAACAAAAATCGAGTTTAATAAAGAGTTGGGGCCGTCTGGTGGTTGTGCGCCAGCAGAGTTAGAACCTGTACTGCTTCCACCCGCATAAGCAACGGCTAATACTCTGCCGCCTATTTCTAATTTTGTCTCTCCTGCAGATGCGCCAATTGTTAGCGTTATTACATCATTCGGGTTTACTGGCATCTCACCTATAAGTGTGTTGCCAGCCGCGCCACTACCACCACCCAATCCTGATGCGGAGCTGCTACCTCCATTCCCGCCCCCGCCTTGCAGTAAAATTCTGAGGGTGTAAATGCCCGGTGGCACTGTAAACGTTCCGGTAGATGTAATTTGAATAAAGTTATTTATCCCACTTCCACCCGCTATTGTGCTTAACTTTGTTTCTGGCATTTTAAACCACCTCTAAAATTACTGTTGATTTTACTACTAACTTAACTGTATCGCCAATTGACAATTCTAAATCAGTGCCGGAAGAAATGGAACCTATAGGCCCCTTTATAGTAAATGAAGGGTTAGTTACTAGAACTTTATTTGTTGAGATACTTTCGTTGTGAACTGTAATTACTTGACCAACAATCAAAGATGATGGAAGCGATGCGTTAACAGCCACACCAGATGCGTCTATTTGATAAGAGTTTCCAGCAACTATTGTAAAACTTGATGCTTTGTTTATCCATGTATTTAAAGCTGCAACTTCTGGGATTTTAGCGCCGTTAACCGCGGGTAACCATTTTGTGCCGTCATCATCTGCTGGGTTGTTGTTTAGGTTTGCCTCTGCTTGAGATGTCCAAAGCTGGCCGCTGGATGTGTTTACAATGTCGCCTGATGCATATGCATAAGTCGAGTCATACAGGTTTAAAAAGTTAACTGTACCCCAGTTTGCATTACTTCCTGATGACAGGGCAGGGCTATTGCCTTGGTTTGCACCTGTTTTTGATATGTAGAACGTGCCGTTTAATTTGGCTATATCATCAGAATCATAGCTTATTGTGCTTACCCAATCGGCAAAAGGTGTAAACGCCCCTTGACCGCCTACTGGATCTCTTTCCCAAACTTGCTGACTGTTAGCATCTTGCAGGACAACTCTAGCATTGGCTGTGAACCAAATGTTTGACGCTCTGCCAAGTGGCCCAAGTAATACAGGGTTTGGATTAGGTATAGTTTCAAGTTCATCAGCAAAGGTGTCTAATTCTTCATTTGTTCCAGCTTTGTAAAAATAAAGCTTTCCTGATGGTGGGTAGGCATAACCTGGTACTGGATTTATAAAACGTGGCATTATTTTTTCTCCGCGAATCGTCTAAGAACCGCCATTTTTTTATTAAAGTCTGGGTCTCGCATTGATTTTAACTTTCCTACTGCTGCATCTAAAGCTTGCATTGATGCGCTTTGACCTGCTGCGGTATCTCGCGCGCCTTTAGATATGCCGGAAACAAATCCGAATGGCGATTCTGTTTCTTGCATTTTAAATACATCATCAAGCAGTGCTAATGATGAAACTTGTGATCTAATATCGTCATTGAACTTTATTTTATTTTGACCTAAAGCGCCATCTAGCGTATCAATCAGCTCAAAGATTTTTTCTTTTGATCCGTAATTCGTGCCAAGCCTTTTGCTGAGATTTCCTAATTTTGCGTTAGCTAAGTCGCTGTCAATATCCATTCCTTTTAATTGCTTTTGCGCGGATGATATAGAATCTGCAACGCTAGAGAATTTTTTATTTGCTTTTGCGTAATCTGGTGATTTTTGAGCTATCACGTCATTAAGCTCAGTTGAAAGACTTTTTATTGCATTTTCTATGGGCTTACTGGTCTTTGCTCCAACTTGTATTCCCTCATCATAGCTTACGTACTCACGAACAAACCTTTTCATTTTATGGGCCTTCGCAACCGTCATTTCATCAACATCAAGCATGTTTAAGATTCGCTCAAGTTCTGCTTTTGGTAGAACGTCACCTAGTCTTGATGTTGCGTTATCCAATCCAACAGTTATTTTCCCAGAATCGTTGCGGCCTACTGCTATGCCTTCTAAATCGAGAGCATCAAAAAACCTTCTTGATGGTTCTGATGTGTTTACTATTTCTTTTCCTACATCCCCATTTACAACTTGGGAAAGCTCTTTGTTAGATGCGTTTTTTAATTTAATGGCTGCTTTAATCCTACCTGCTATTGATTCGCCAACAACGTTTGAAGGTCTATTCTCCATAGCGTAACGAGTTCCAAACTTTCTTTGCTTTTCAACTATGTCTAGCATTTTGTTTAATTGACCGCGATCTGCTTTGCTCATCAACTCTAATTCTATAGCATGTTGCTTGCCTTTTAGGTTGTCACCTAATATCTGTGATGCTTGCTTAACCATTGGGTTTGTAATTAAATTATCATTTGCATCTAGAATTTTAGTTATATTGTCAATGTTTCTGTTACCTGCTTTTATCTCATTAACTAATACATCTTTAGCGTCTTTTGATGTTTTAATTGCCTTGTTCGCTTTAACTCCAAACCTTTCTAATAAAGCAGGGACTATAAGCTGCCCCACTGTTCCTGACATTTCTGGGTTTTCAGTCATTAGTTTTAATTGCGGAAACATCTCCGCTGCAGCTCTTATTGTTGGGTTTTTGGCTAGATCATAAACAAAATCACCTGGCGCCTGTGTAGCTATTCCGATCAACGGTTCTATAACTTCACCAGCCCCCTGTTGCATTGCCTTGCCTGCATCTGTTCTAGGCTGATACGTTCCAGCCTCTTGCACCATTTTAGCTATATCGGCTCCTTGACCTTCTGGGCCTGGCAATACAGAACCGACTAAGCCAGCCAAACCACCAGCAATGCTTGCAGCTCCGCCAGTAGCCATAGAAAGCATATTCTCTTGACCCCCTATCATTTGCTCTAAAGGGTTGAATGTGGGTTCTGCCTCTGGCTTTTCTTGTGGCTGGATTTCAGGTTGTGGAGCTACTTCAGGTTGTGGTGCAACAGTAGTCTGCTGGTTAGCTCTAAGCTCTTTTATCTTAGATGCAAACAACTGGGCCGCTCTGGTATCATTAGCTGCGTCAGCCTCTCTAAGAGCTTTCATTAACTGCTGTTCAGTGGCCATTAATTAACACCATACTTATTCATTAAGTCATCGTCGGTTGCTATATCCTTTTCTGCATACCCTGTTTTTTCTAGATACTCTGCAATAGTGGTCTTACCCTTACCTAAAGCTATTGACATTGTGCGCAATTCCCTACCTAGCTTTTTCTGAGCGGCACGTTTTGTAATGATCCATTTCTTTAATGCTACTGGCTCCAATGGCGGCATAGCTGTATCCATTGCTAACCTTAATTCACCCTCAGATAATGCGCCAAACGTTGTAGCTGAAATTACATTTAAACCAAGTCTAGATGCGGCATTTTCCAAATTAATAGTTGCTTCTGTAAAACTTGGAAAGAACGACTGTATTTTTCCGCTGCTAGCGTTATTGTCAATTGCAGTTAGTGCATCATTATAAGCGCCTAATCCCGATCTGACAGTTTTAAGTTCTTCAAACGCGCCTTTGCTAACTTCTCTAGCATCATCTAATAATGACCGCCTTACTAGCTTAGAATCTTTAGAATCTTGAGTTAAAGCCTTACCGCCCTTAACGTCAACACGCCTAGTTGTTTCAGTGTTCGGATCAGTAATAATGACATACTGTTGTCCGGTCTCTTGGTCTGTTTGAGGCGGAGAAACTTTGTTAACGTAATTTGTTTTTTCTTGAGAGCTTGCGCGCTTATCAGTATATCCATCGTCAAATATAGAACGGTAATTAGCAAGCATGTCAAGTGCTTCTGGTACGTTACCTGACCTTATTGAATTATACACCTCCATTGTTTGCCGTGGGTCTCCGCCACTTTCTGATGATGCCTGCGCCCTATCGCTTAAAAATTCCATAGCGCCTTGACTGTCTTTATTTCTTAGCAATAACTCTGCTGTCTTGACATCTTCGGTCATTGCATTTCTGCGCTGACCGTCTTCTATACCCATCATTTTAAGAGCGTTTAGCTTTCTCTCTTCTTTTGATGCTCTTCCTGACTCAATTGCTGATGCTATATTTAAACTTGGCATTAACCCATCCCCAGTAATTTTGCTATATCTGTTGTAGTGCCTGATATCGCGTCAGCTCTTCCCATTATACCGCCTGATTGCGCGCTACCTATCGCCTGCTGAGCGCCTGCAGCTTGACTACCTTGACCAACAGATAAGTTACTAAGTATTCTAGCAAGCTCTTGCTGTTGAGTCGCGTTTAACTGTCCATAGTTAGCTATTAAGTCCTGTATGTTTGCACCACCAGAAGCGAGAATACTTTCAAGCCCTGCACCTTGTCCAGACTGGAAGTTAGCCAAGTTTTGAGAATTTGAATCTAATGAACTTGCTAAATCCCTGCCTGCCTGACTTCTAGCGCCGCCTAGCGCTTGCCCTGCGTTTTGATACATGTTGCTAGCTTGCTGACCTGCGCTGCCTAACATACCCGCGCCCTGTCCTGCCAATTGGCCTGCAAAGTTTGCTTGATTTAATCCCGCATTGTTTTGGATGCCTGCTCCTTGACCCGCCAAAGACGATAATATATCAGCTTGATTTAACCCTGAGTTGTTTTGCATATTAGCCTGCTGGCCTCCCAGCTGACTTAAGATATTAGCTTGATTTAATCCTGCATTGCTTTGGATACCTGCCTGCTGTCCACCCAATTGGCTTAAGATATTAGCTTGATTATTTCCCGCTTGAGATTGCAACCCTGCGCCCTGTGATGCAGCTGAATTTATCATATTTGCATTTGCTAAGCCTCCCTGCTGAGACATTGATGCGCCTCTGTTGGCTGCGTCTTGCACCGCGCCAGCCTGCGCAATTCCCGCCTGCTGATTAAGCCCTGCACCTTGACTAAACATGTTTGATATATTATTAGCCTGCTGGCCAAATAGACCAGCTTGCTGACCTGCCGCGCTTAGTTTGTTGCCAGCATTTGCCATGTTGGTTTGATTTTGCATTTGTGCATTTTGACCTGCCAACTGACCTTGCTGCTGACCTGCTTGAGCTAAGAATTGACCTTGCTGACCTGCCGCCTGCAAACCTTGGCCTGTACTTTGAAAAGCTCGGTTAAATTGGTTTTGCAAATCTTGTGATGCTATCCCGGCGCTTCGATCCTGCAACTCTCTTAATATATTACCGCTTACAACATTACCGGTTGCTGAACCTTGATTTATAACGTTGTTGTTCATCTCGTTTTGCAAGTACTGAGTACCAGGGTTATTCATTAGCGCTTGATTAAACGCTTCTTGACCCTGTGATCCTGACAAAGCTAACTGCTGCTGCTGAGACTGCAACCCGCCGCCAGCATAAGCGCCCACGCCTTGAGCTGCTTGATTAAATTGACGTTGACCGGTCATAGGATTAACATTTGCAGCTTGTGAGCTAAAATCACCTTGCAATGCATTAACGCCTTGATTAAATACTGTGCCAGATTGATTGACGCCTTGCTGAAGCTGGCCTTGAGCAGACTGATTGCCTGCGCCTATCTGGTTCTGCGCTAGATTTGCTCCAGCATTAAGCATACCAAGACCTCGGCCAGTACTTTGATTTATAGCTGAACCGGCTTGATTAACGCCTTGTTGCAAGGTGTTAATCCCTTGATTTGTGCCTTGGTTAATATTGCCAGCTGCTTGTTGGCCTGCTTGCTGTAAAGTATTGACACCTTGATTAGCGCCTTGATTAATGTTACCAGCTGCTTGCTGACCTGCTTGCTGTAGCGTTGCCGAACCTTGATTCGCGCCTTGCTGTATAGCACCTACGCTTTGTTGGCCCCCTTGCTGTAATGTATTAAGAGCGTTTTGAGACCCTTGGTTTATTTGATTTAACCCGTAATTGCCTGCACCCTCTAAAAGCCCAAGACCTTGATTTGTGCCGCCTTGCAAAGCGCTTAAACCTCCCTGCAAACCTCCACCTATAGCAGCTTCAGCACCGGCTAACCCGTAATTTTGAGAGCCGCCTACCTGCGCTGGCTGAGACTGTGGAGACAAAGCCTGCTGTGAAAGATTGCTTACTCCATTTCTGCCATCTAATTGATTGATAGGGCGCATCATATTATTTGGTAAGCTTCTTAATGCGCTAACATTTGCGACCATTATCTCATCCTCGTATTTTGCATGTTAAAACCGCCGTTATTGAATGATCCGCCTGCGCCAAATCGACCACCTAAAAAGTTGTTAGGATTAAATTGACCGGCAGGTTGCGGCCCATAAATTTGCGCTTCTGGTGCTAATGCTTGCTCAGTCGTTTGCATTTCTGGTAATTGCTGACTAAATACGCTTGGATCATAATTAACCTGTTTTGGCTGGAATTGAGAGTAATCAATAGCACCGCCCATTAATGCGTTCTGTATTTGTGGCAAACCTCCCGCAATTTGACTTTGCGCATTCATATTTCCTTGCTGAAAGACATCGGCTTGCTGTGGTAAAAATTGGCCCATCACATCAAGCGCACCTTGAGCGCCTGCTTGTAGGTTGTTTTCTGCTGAAGGATATAGGCTCATCACATCTTCACGGGCTTGCTTAGTGCCTTTTGCAAACTCTTCAATGCTTCGATCTAGCCCTCGCTCTTGCGCTTCAGCTGCTTTCTTCTCTGCACCGCCAAAAAATGTGTCTTTAATTATACTCATAAGCTGCTCCGCTCAATTCCGAAAAGCCAGAGATCATATAACTGGCCGTTTTTGGTAAAACTTTTTGTGTGTGTGCCTTCATGTTTAAACCCTAAGCTTTCTGTATATTTTTTGATGTGAGGGTAAATGCTTGGCACCTGACTAATTAACTTTTTGTACATATCTGGAGCGTTATCAGCTACCCACTTTAATGATGCTTTTCCGCACTCTATAGACCGGTGACGCTTTTCTTTTAAAATGTATGGGTGAATGTCTAAAGTGGTTCTGTTATAAGCTGATAAGTGCATATAGCCGCACCCATCAAGATTAAGCCAACAATCTTGATTTACGTTTAAATCAAAGCAATCAAAAGCTGTACCGTCTTCAATGACATCATTAATCATCGGCACTACAACCCGCTGTATATCCTCTTCATCGTATGATCTAGTTATTATCACACCGCAACCCATCCTTTTTTATTATCGCCACCAATATCAGAGTCTCTTTTTCTGTAAATCAAACTGCCTGTTGTGCCGTTTGAATCCATATATTCACGCCCTTGAACGGCTGGTATCACGTCTTCGGGTGAACCCTCACCAATTATTAGAGCTTCTCTTGTTATAGTGTTAACCCACGTTCTGAATGACTGTTCCATCGTCCCATCATCATTAAGTATGGGTCGATTTGCATCGGGTGGTGTAGTGCTAACGGCCACGCTGTGCTCCCTGCTTTACATTCATACGCAACTTTAAAGCCCTAAATTTATTCGGGTCTGAGAATTCAAAAAACAATATTCCAAACCTTGAAAACCTGCCACATCTGCGCCAAAACTGTCTTGTATCATATTCGCCAATTCGCCCTATTTTTGCGGGTATTGGATCGTTAAACGTTTTGCCATTTGACGATGTGCTTAATCTTATTTCTGGGTTTGGTTGCGCTGCGTTACCAACTCCAGACTCCATGGTTAGCTCTACGCTGTTAATAGATATAGATGCGCCCATATCTGCAAAGGGTTGCAATGAAAACGCTCTTAATATCGGCATACCATACTCAGTGTAAACCGTTGGCATTAGCTCGCCTATTCGTCCGTCTTGTGAGTCACCGCAAAGCAGCCGGCTATATGCAGTAACTAAGCTGTTAACTCTATGCTTTGTATTTTGAGTTAACCCCTTACTGTTAATTATTTGACTTTCTTTTTCGTGCCATACCTGCGTGATCATGTCGTAAACTAGGGTTATAGAAGGGAGTGAAAACTCCACAAAATAAGCGCCTGATTGTGCGTATGCAATTGCAAACGATGACTCTATTTCTTCTCTACTAAAAGATTGCAGTTTAGAGTCTATAGCGGTGGTGCTGATCTTCTGAGGTGTTGATCCGTTCAATGTCCAAATGGCTGGACTTTCATCTACTGCGCCACCAATAAACATAAACCCATCATTGACATTAATTAACGAGTTAGGAGCAAAGCAACCTTTTTGCACAAACAAGCCGTTACGCTGAAAAGGAAAGCCAGATATGCCTAAGTTATCAAAGCTTTCAATTGTTTCTGAGCCGGTTATTACAAGCTTATTCTTAACTACAATCGGCGCAACTATCGCATCCGGATCAGATGACGCCGTTGTAAAGTCCAAAGCGCTCCAGCTTAACCCGTTATTTGCTGCAGACTTTATTATCTTTTTACTTGCAGTGGTTACAACAAAGAAAGAGTCAATAAAAACTACACGTTGAGGAGATCCATTGGTTGTTGTAAAGTCAACGTCAGTAATTTCTTGAAAAATAGTGCTTTCTGCTTCATTTACAATGTAACCTTGGCCAATAGTATTTAGTATTATTAGTTGCGTACCATTATCAGCAAATGAGCACCTATCTATTCCTGGTATAGTTCCCAGCGTTGCCAGTGTAAATAACTCACTGCCATCTTGATCTATAGTTCTATCTAACCTATATAAATCCTCCCCATTCAAAAAATAAGGCTTGCCGTCTTTAACATGTGCGCCCCTATTAATTTGGTTTATATCACCGCTAGTTATGATTTGCTTTAGCCCGGCAGTGCCTTTCAAGACTGCCTCTGATAAGGTTGCTGCTTGTGGAATGTCTACATAAACGTTAAGACATCGCTGATTAGATAACGGCAAGCTATCAGATACATAATATCCGCCGCCTAAAGAAACTGGCACTGGTTGGCCCATTAGTTCACCGCAAATTTAGCGTTGTCTATCTGTACATTTGTACCGTCAGCAGACTCGACAAATACCTCGTAATAATCGCCTTTAACTAAAGCGTCTTGCCATAATATAGTGTGCTGCTCTGGTATTGCGTTGCTAATAATTGCTTTAACTTTACTGTTTGCAACTACCGCCCCGTTTTTTGCAAAATAAAAGTTGATCACTTTGTTTGTGCTACTAACTGGCTGCGCTGTAATAGTTGCAATTATTGGGAATGTGCCGCCATTTTCGCCTGTATATGTTGCCCTACCTGCTGCCGTAACTGCCATATGACTTGTTCTAACGCTTGTCCATGTTCCAGAAATTAGCGCGGGTGTTGCGGCACTTAAAGTTGTAGTTGTTGCAGATAAAAACACCATAAATGCATCAGGTCTGGTGCGCGGTATTGTGTTGCAGTTAGCAAAATCATATTGATCATCTGATGCCGTGACCCCACTAAGTGAGGTCATATCTCCGCCGATTGTCACTCCGGTAACATTTGCAACGACCCCAGATTCCATATTCGCGCTTGCTGCTGCACCACTGATAAATACAGATGTTGCCGCGCCTGCGTTAACTGATATGTTATTTATACCTAACCTTGCAAATGTAGCTGTACCTAATTCAAACAATTCAACGCCAGCTGAAATGCTTCTGAATAATATAGATTCGATATTTGCAGCAATTCCAGTGCCTAAGAATGTAAAGCCTTCATTTGTTAGTGAAGTGACAACTGAGCTGGTCGCTGTTATTGATACCGAGTCAATAACACCCAGGTTCTTTACTTCTGTTGCACTTACATCTGTTAGCTTTATTAGCCCTGACGTACTGCCAGTAGTATCTAAAAGCGTACCATTTGCGCAGGTTATACCAAGACTTTTTATAGTTAGAGTTGGGTTTACAGCAGTAAACATTGCACCGGTGCCAGTGTATGTTAAGCCTACTATTGTTCTATCTGCTGCTCTTATTACGCAAGGTGTACCAGTAGGTGAAACAAATCTATCAGCAGTTGATAGGTCAGTTGATAGTGCGTAATCCGCCTCAAGTAAAGTCCTAACCCCATCTACCGCATCAGGAAAGTCGGCCATAGAGCTAACGATTACTGTCTTACTTGTTAGTGTTAAAGCTGTGGTTGCAAAAGATATGCTATCTGTCGTCTCGGTTATTGAGAGTCCTAGCCCTGCCTTTAAGCGTTTAACTTTAATCTGTGCTGCAGTAGGATCAACTAATATTTGCTTGCCATCTGTTGCAGAGCCAGAATTAACAAAGTTTGTTTTTAATTCAATGCTTTCTGATGCGCCAACAGTTGCGGTAATTCCCTGCAATGGGAGTATTGACCGTATTTTATTTGTATTGGTCGCAGGAACGTTAAGTATTTGTACTGCCGAGTCACTACCTATATTTACTATAGATCCAGTAACGCCTAAAGCTGTTTGCAGTGTTGCAAATGTATACCCATAAAGCGTTGACTCACGCACCAAAGGCATTACATCAGAGCTTGCTATTGATGTGGTTTTTACTGCCGCTGTTATATCAGCAGCTAATGAATTGCAACTCACTATGTAACCTCACACGTTGCGGCGCTATCTTCACAGCAGCCTGAATAAAAATTAAAATCTGCTAAGTTATCGCTGTAACTTCCTGAGCCAATTGGCGTATTTGAAGTGTATTTAGAACCTAATACTGGTGAGCCTAGCTTGATCATGATATTCAAGCCCTTGCTTGCCTTAGTTGCTAATTCAGGTGTGACAATAACGTCATAGGTTGTTGAAAGCTGTATAACTACGTTGTATATGATCCCGTTAATTGCACCGGCTGGCACTGTGATCACATCTTCAGGATTTACAACTTCTGTATAGCCAAGCTTAATACCATCAGCGTCTTGCTCTAACATCCATCTATTCAAATACCTAAGCGCTGTCTGAAAATCAACAGGTGCCATAGACTGCTCTGGAGAACTATTTAAAAGCTCGCCTAGAATGTCACTTATTAATGTTTTTGCTGTTTCTGCCATGAGTATTAGCCTTGGTTTGAGTTTTTGGCTTATCAGTCCAACCTAGTGATATGACGTAATCAATCGAACCCTCTGAAACTTTCATTTTTCTGCCGCACGGCTTATACATCGCGAATGTTTCTGCCATAAATACCTCTGGGTAATATTTGTTGTACTATTATAAAGCGTTTGCTATGGTCTATGTAGATGGGCGTTTTGCCTATATGCAGATTAAGGGGTGACTTATGAAAGTTAAAGTATTTAGAAAGGTTGGCTTTTTTAGGCGTGATTATGAAATTGTTTGCTGTGAAAGTATTAGGTATTCAGTACAAGACAAAACATTTACTGGATTTCTTGACAAACCTTGTACGCAGTCTGTGGCCTATATCTCCAATG